CTAACGGATTGGGGGCGAAAGCCCCCTTTCCTCCATTCCAAAGGAGAATCAGATGACTAGCTTTAGCTTCCCACTCAACGTCCGCAACCATGAGCCGCCGGGTCCCGAGCCCGTCAATCTTGTGGAAGCGCGCGTTCCGGGCCGCTACTCGGTCGTGGTGAACACGGCGAAGACGGGCACGGCGGTCGCTGCTACGACCATTCCGCTGTTCGTTGCTCCCGCCGGTTCCAACTTCTACGAGTGCGTTCTCGATATCACGACGCCCTTCGACAACGATACGACGAATATCCGCGTGGGTATTCCGACCTCGACGGGCATCCTGTACGCTGCGACCACTGCTAACACTGCCGGTCGCCGCGCTTACGCTGGTACGGGCGCCCAGGTTTCTGCCAATGCCATTGCGCTGACGGCGGATACCACGGTGCAGGCTATCGTGTCCATCGACACTTCGGCGGTTACGGCTGGTTCCGTCATCGTCCATGTCGTGATTGGCTAACAAGGTACGGCAGGGTCTGCTTCGGCGGGTCCTGCCTTCCTTGCTATAGGAGCCCCAGATGCCCGCCATCAAGTCTATTCGTCTCGTCACGTTCCAAGTCTCCTCTTCGGCGACGACGACGAGCCCCGCTATCGACCTTGACTACCGTTTCGACGGCACGCCGACCCGTACCTTCTTCGTCCAGAAGAGTGCCGCCGCTGGCCCGTCCGTCTTCCTCGAAGCCGCGCCTTTCGCGACCGGCCCGTGGATCGCCTTCGCTGAAGTGACCGCCGCCGTGACCCAGGCTGTCGTGCCCTTCGAACTCGACGTTCCGTTTGTCCGCACCTCCTACGCCGGGGGCGGCCCGCTCGTCACCATCTACGGGGTCGTGTAACGGAGAGTAACGCCCGTGGCAACCAGCGGCATATCCAACTTCGACCCTACGTTCGATGATCTTTTGCAGGATGCTGCCGCGATGGTTGGGGGCGGTCCCGTCCTCGCTGACGAACTTATCAGCGCGAGGCGCGGCCTCGACTACCTGCTGACGGACCTCCAGAACAAGAACGTCCTCCTGCACAAGATCGAAACCACGGCAGTCCCCGTCTCCGTTTCCGTCTCCTCTCTGACGTTCGATCAGACCATCTCCGACGTTCTTGTCGCCAGCATCCGCACCTCCAGCACTGACATCATTATCGAGCGGGATGGCTTCGAGCGTTGGGCAGAAATTCCTACCAAGTCCCAGTCAGGCCGCCCGACCCGCTACTGGTGGGATCGCCGCCGCGACTCCAACGTGATGAACTTCTGGCCGGTCCCCGACCAGACTTACACCGTTGTCCTCACCATCCAGAAGAACGCCGAAAACACACTGCGCGCCTTCGACAACGTGGATGTCCCACGCCGCTTCATGCCCGCCCTCGTCTATGGCCTCGCCTACTGGATCGGCATGCGCCGTGGCAACCGCGTGGACACCAACCGCCTCACTCTGCTGCGCGCCGAATACGAACGGGCCGTCAAGGACGCCATGCGCGAAGACCGCGAACGGGGCAAGGTCCTCATTAGGATTGGCCGCTAATGCCATATACCTACACGACCCTCACCAATGACATCATTGCCAACATGGAGGAGGACTCCGAGGAGTTCGTCTCCGCGCTGCCCTCCATCATCGAGCGCGCCCAGTCCCACTTGCAACGGCGCCTCGACCCTGTCAACATCATCACCTTCACAGAGGTCTCGGTCAGCGCATCCACCCGGACCCTGACCCTGCCCGACAACCTGCTTGTCCTCAAGTCCATTCAAGTGTGCGCGACGGGCGGCTGGAACAACCTCCTCGAACAGAACAACGAATACCTCACGGCCTACTGGCCCGACTACACCTCTTGTGCGCCCACCAAATACTATGCGCCCAAGGACAACGCCACCATCTTCTTGGCGCCGACGCCTCACTCCAACACCACGGCCCTCATCGAGTACATTCCGCGCGTCACTGCCCTGAGTTCCGCGCACCCCACCAACTATTTCGCGACCTATACGGACACGGCCTTCTTCGCCGCCGCCATGCTGTACTCGAATGCTTGGACCAAGAACGCGGGCGCCGTCACCGTCTGGAAGACCATCCTCGACGAAGAACTGGCAGTCCTCAACAACGAGTCCAACCGGGCGCGCCGCTCCGACACCGTCAACCGTTATAACGGCTCTCCTGAGAATACCATCGCGGGGACGCCGTAATGTCCGTCCTCGACATGTGGTCGGTCTGCGACCGCTGTGGTTTCGACTACAAGCGCCGCGATCTCCGCAAGGAAACTACCAACTTCGTCGTCTGCTACTCCTGCTACGACGGCTTATACGACAAGAAGAGCCATCCCCAAAACAAGTCGGCCAAGCCCCGCCGCGAACTCAAGCAAGTTCCTGACGCGCGGCCCGACCAGACCAACTATGGTTCCTAGTCATGGCGCTCAATGTTTGGTCCCTCTGCGATAGGTGCGGCCAGAAGTATTACCGCCGCCAGCTACGCAAGGAATCCACTAACCTCGTTGTCTGCTCTGCCTGCTACGATGGGGCCTACGACCTCAAGAAGCATCCGCAGAACAGGCCGCCCCGCCCCCGCTACGAGTCTCGCAAGGTCCCCGACGGGCGCGCCCTGCAAAACCTCGACAACTATCTCGCGCTCGAAAACAACGAGTACCTGCTTACCGAAGACGGCTCGAACATCCTAGTCACTCCGGTGGTCTGGAATCCTTCAATGAGCAGTCCAGCTTAAGGACCCTCACATGGACGTCAAGCTTCTCTTCGATTTCGTCTCGACCTTCCTGTGGTCGCTCTTGCTGGCTTACGGTGCCTATCTGCAACGGGAGCTTTCCGTCGTGCATAAAAAAAAGCCGAACACCTGCAAGAGCTTCACCACAATCACGTTGCCCAAGTCAACAAGGACTTCGCCACGCGAGAGGTTGTCTCCGACCTTGAAAATAAGCTGACAACTGTGTTAAATAGAATCGACGACAAAGTAACACGAATCCTTGAGGAGCGCAAGTAATGCCCTCGACTTATGATCCCCTCCTTCGGCTAGAACTCCAAGCGACCGGCGAAAACGCCACCACTTGGGGCATCAAGACGAACAACAACCTCGACCTGATCGCGGCTGCGGTCGCAGGTTCGGCTGTTGTCAGCGTCTCGTCTGGCGACACTACCCTTACCACATCGAACGCGGCGGCCGACCAAGCCCGCTGTGCCATCCTAATCCTTGAGGGCACACTGACCGGTCACGTCAACGTAATTGTGCCAGCTTCACCCAAGAATTATGTTACCCTGCGTAATACTAGCGGCGCCTTCAACATTACCGTCAAGAACACTGGCACGGGTGCCGCCCTTTCGTCTTCCGGCCCTGACCTTGTTGTCTGCACTTCCGCCACCTGCGTCAATTTGGTGGGTGCCCTTGCTTCGTCAGTCTCAGCCCTACAGGTCCAAGTCAATCAGGTATCGGCTGCCGTTTCGACCATCAACGCGGCATCGATCCGGGTCCTTGAGTAATTAGATGTCGGTCACTTTTCAGGACCAAGAACTCAGGGAACTTGCCTTTCAGGTCGGAGTCGTCAAAGAGAGGACTCAGCTTGATGCGAGCGGCTTTTGGACTGAGGCCGACAAAATCCGCTTCCGCTTCGGACGCCCCGAACTCATGGGCGGTTGGCAGCGTGTCATCGACCCTTCCCAAGATAGCAAAATCTTCGGCGTGCCGCGCTACCTAACTTCGGTTCGTAGTCGGGGAGGCCAGCCTGCCGCCGTCATCGCTACTAATGTGGGCCTATTCTCCAGCGAACTTTCTACCTTCTATAACATCACGCCCATCACCTCCACCCTCGCCTCCAGCAATCTGCTGTCCACTGAAGCGGGCTCGACGAAGATCGTCGTTTCCGTCTCCAACCACGGCCTCACGACGGGCAGCCTCGTCGAGATCGTATCCGCTGCCGCTACCATCGGCGGCAACATCGTCATCAACGCGATCTCTTCGACGACGGCCACCTTCCCGGTCAGCGTCATTACCTCCAATGCCTTCGCATTCAATGTCAGTCTGACTGCCGTGGCCACATCTGTAGCTACGGGCGGTGCCATCACCATCGGCTTCTCCTATCCAGCCGGTAACATCTCCACCGAATTTGTTTCGGGCTGGGGCATCGGCGTTTGGAGCGGCAACTTTGGCTGGGGCGCGCCCGCTTCGCCAGTGCCTTTTCCCCTTCGCCAATGGTCGCTCGATCTGTGGGGCACCGATATCATGGCCGTTCCTTCTGGCGGCCCGCTCATGTACTGGGATACCAGCGCCGGAATTGTCAGTCGCGCCACTATCGTCACGGCAGCCCCTTCCGTCAACCAGATTGTGCGCGTCGCCTCGGAAGCTAGGCATGTCCTCCTCTACGGCACCCACGACATTTCCGGCGTTTACAGTCCGCTCCTAGTCCGTTGGTGTTCCCAAGAAGACTTCACCGACTGGACGCCTTCCAACATCAACACCGCAGGTGACTACCCGCTGCCGAGCCGTGGCTCCGAGATTAGGGCCGTCAACCGCATTGGCGACAAGACTGCCATCCTGACCGACAACGACCTGTTCATCCAGTCCTACATCGGCGGCAACGACGTCTTTGGCTTCACCGCTGTCGGTGAACAGTGTGGCATCATTGCCCGTAACGCAGCCATCGAATACAACGGCACACTTTATTGGATGGCAGTCAACGGTCAGTTCTATCAGTATGATGGTCGCCTCCAAACTTTGGGCTGCACTGTCCTCCGTTACATCTATGACAATTTAAACCAGTTCCAACTTGAAAAGATCTATGCAGGTTCGAACTCGACCTTCGACGAAATCATGTGGTTCTATCCTTCTCTCGAATCGCCCAATGGCGAGAACGACCGCTACGTCATATATAACACGCGCGAGAAGCACTGGTCCATTGGCACCATGCCCCGCACGGTCTGGGAAGATAGCAATACGTTTTCGCGCCCCCTTGCCATTGACGACAAGCCCTCCAACATTTATTATCAGGAATCTGGCTACACTGCCGATAGCTCCGTCCTCGCCGCCAATCTCGAAGGCGCGTACTTCGATCAGCAGGACGGCAACAGCATTGTGTTCGTCAACAAGTTCGTGCCCGACTTCTCCAACCTGTCCGATAATACGCCCTACGTCGGCACCCTCAACATCTCGCTCCAAGCCCGTAAATATCCGGGTGGCCCGGTTATCACCAAGGGTCCCTTCCCCGTCACCGGTAACACCCAGAAAATCTCCACCCGTCTACGGGGCCGCGAACTGGCCATCCAAATCCAGTCCTCGACTTCCTCCAACGTGCCGTGGCGGATGGGTCAGTTCCGTATGGCAATCGAACCGGACGGTCTGCGATGACCCGCCGCATCTCCTCCCGCACCTTTCCTACGCCGCCTGACGCTTGGGACCCTGCCTCCCGCGACGCATGGAATCGGCTCATTACAGTACTCGAACAGAGCGACCTCTTCGACCCCGGTCGGCGCACCCGTCCCCAGTTCATTGTGCAGGGCACCGTCAGCGCCCCCATCACCGTCGATATGCTAAATCCGTCGGTCACCGCCCTTACCAACGTCGTCGGCAAACTCCTGCTCGCCCTCCAGTCCAGCAACTTCGTCGACGTCCGCTAGGTTTATTTTCCAAACCTAACGTGGTATAATAAGCATCAGAAGGCCCATCATGTCCGACACCCTTTTTGCCCCTTCTTTTGCGCCGTTCTCCGCAGAAACCGACGTTCCTGCTGTGGGGATTGGTGCGCCTGAAGACGGCATCGTGCGGACTATGGCTTTCGCGCCGGCCCTCAACGCCCTCCCTGCTGCGTTGCCCTCAAGCGGTAATGTGTTCCGCTCCTATACGCCGCCTGCGCCCGGCTCTTTCGATCCTTTCACCGCTGCTATGACGGGCGGCATCCCTTCCTTCTTCTCCTACCGCGAAGGCGCTCTGCCCAACCTCGGCGGTACTGGCACGGACGGCGGTGGCCTTGGCGGTGGTGACGGTAGCGGCGGCGGGAGTGGTGATGGCGGCCTAGGAACTGGCGGCGTCAACATGGGCGGCGAGATGGCCGGCAGCATAGACCTTGGCCCCAATCCCGGCAACCTCGGCAACCTCGGCGGTCTTGATTTAGGTCGCCTGGGCGACATTAGCCTTTCAGATCTGGGGCGCGGCTTTTCCCTCGGCAGTCTTGTTGGCGGGCCAGCCGGTGGCCTCGTTGGTGCCCTTATTGCCGCCGCTCGCAGCATGAGTGCGGCTGAAGCGGCAAGAGAACCGGCTAGGGCACACGCGCAAATTCACGACCGTGCCGTCCAAGACATGCTCAACGCGCTAGAAAATACCCCGCTTACTGCACAGGAACTTGAGGATGCGCGAACGGTTGCCCAGCAGATTGATATCGACAATCTTACTTTCGACGAGGTCGCGCCTACTCAGGTAGCCACAGTTACAAGTCCAACTCAGGGGCTTGCCACTGTTTCGCCCGCCGCCGTCGCGGATGATGTCGGGCCCGGTGCGGTGTCTGCTGCTACTGCTGCGGCCCAAGCACAAGCTGCCGCTGAAGCTTTGGCTGCTGCCACCGAACCCGACGCCCAAGCAGTGGGGCAGGGTGTATTCGGCGAAGTCGGCCCTGGCGCGCCGGGCACACCGGGCGGAGCTTTTGGCGCTCCCGATGGCCTAGGCGAAGGCTGGGGTGACGCTGACTTCGGTGGTATCGCCGACGCCAATGATGCTGCCAATGCTGCTGCCCAAGCCGACGCCAATGCCGCTGCCGCCAACGCCGACGCAGATTCCCAGCCAGGCGGGGTGGATAGCGGCGATGCTCCCGGCGATGCTGGCGATGCCGGTGATGCTGGCGATGCTGGTGGTAATGCTGGCGAGGGCGGTGATGCTGGCGGCGGTGATGCTGGCGGTGGCGACGGCGGTGACGGAGGGGGCGATGGTGGTGGAGATGGTGGCGGTGATGGCGGCGGCGGAGATGGTGGGGGTGGTGACGGCGGTGGTGGCGGAGATGGTGGAGGCGGCGGTGATGGCGGTTATCGCAGGGGCGGCGTCGTGAAGTACGCTGAAGGCGGCCTCGCTGTTCTCGGCAATGACTTTAATTTTGCCGATGACTATGCTATAAACATGATGGGCGGTCAAATGCCTGAAGCCTTTGCTAACGGGGGCCTTGTTCCGCTGGCAGGCGGCGGCAAGATTGCCATTGGTCCCGGCGGCGGCCTCGACGACCTGATCCCAACGTCCATCAATGGGCGGCGGGCTGCGGCTCTTTCGGATGGCGAGTTCGTCATCCCCGCCGACGTAGTCTCCATGCTTGGGGACGGTTCTTCTAACGCAGGCGCCCGGCGTCTGTACGATCTGATGAGGCAAATTCGCGACGCCAAGACCGGAACTGCACGCCAAGCTGGTCCTCTGCCCGTTGGCGAGATTCTTAAAAGGAGCCTTGGCGAATGAGCATCCTAGGCGATATCTTCGGGACTTCGCGTTC